ACTTTCGCGGACACCCTCCTCCGCTGGAGGAGGAGAGAAGGGGGGGCGGGAGAGCGCCTGACGGAGATCAGGGTGGCCTGGATCCGGCGAACCGGTCGCCTTCAGGTTCGCCTCCCCCGACTGTTGATGCGGGTGATGTGGCCCGGCCTGGAATCGTGGGCGAAGGCCCGATGCCTGGAAGCCGCGAGCGGGGGGCTGCGGGGCGGTGACCACCTGCCCGAGTCCTTCCGGGAGAGCCTGTCCGCCGGAATGCGGGACGCTCTCGCCTGTGGGGTCCACGAGATGGAGCGCCAGATCCGGGAGGCGAGGAAGGCTCTCCGGTCCGGGCGACGATCCGTCCACCTGGACGATGCCTGGGATGTGGTCATTGACGATGCCTGGGATTCGGTCATCCCTTCGGAGGCTCTGGGATGGATCTCCGGGTATGTGCCCTCCCTGGTGGGGGACCTGGAAGAGGGCATCTTGGAGAAGGTCCGGGACCTGGCGGTGGAGGGGATCCGGGAAGGCTGGACGAACGAGAAGCTGGCGGCGCGACTGGGGAATGTTCTGCCCTTTGCCCGGCACCGGCTGGAGGCCATCGCCCGAACCGAGTCCATGCGGGCCTACAACCTGGGGGGACTGATCTCCGCTTCCGCTGCGGAGGGGGTGGCTGGGTTCGAGTTTTCCGCCGTCCTGGATGACCGGACCAGCTCGGCGTGTCAGGCCAGGGACGGGCTGAGGCTTCGGCTGGGGGACCCGCGTCTGGCGGTCAACACCCCGCCACTGCACCCCAACTGCCGATCCGTGCTGATCCCTCTCTTCGAGGAGGAGGTGGGGCAGGGGTGGCAGGGAGACCACGGGAACGCGGACGCCCTCGCGGTGTCGCACCCCTCCCGGCAGCGTCCGGAGGACGCGGTGGCGGTGCGGAAGGTGCTGGAAGGGGCCAGCGAGGTTGGACCCCGGAGGAAGGCAAGAAGAAGGGAAGAGACTCCGGTTCCGGAAAAGGCCAAGATCCAGCTCCCCATCATCGCGGACCCGCAGAGGCGGACGTGGGCAGAAGGGGGGTAACCCCCAGACGGTCATTTCAGCAGCAAACGACATGGCCTCTCCCCTCCAGGGAGGGGCCTTTTTCATGCCTTCCCCCCGGGCCGGGCATCGTCCCGACCTACTGGAGACCGACGGCGGATGCCCGGCCCGGGGGGGGCCATTTTCGGCGGGATCATCTTCGTGGGGTCACGAAAATGATCCTGCAGGTTCCCCGCCGCGACAGGTGGGGGAAATCCGGGAGCCGGACCCTAACCGGTGCGGTCACCCGGGCGATCTCTGCGGCGAGATCGGCAAGGGCCGGGGGTTCTCCCCCCGGTACGACGACGGGCCCCTCGCGACGGGGGCCCGTCTTATGCCCGCAGGAAGGGAGGCGAGTGCATGGAGCTGCTGACGGAGCAGCGGGAACTGTCGGAGGCGTTCTGGTACAACGCCCTGCCGGTGGGAACGTTTCGGGATCCTCGGTACGGGCGGGTGGAGATCACCCCGGATCTGTGCCGGAGGATGGCGGCCAACTTCGGGAAGGTCCCGGCCTATCCGCCCCCGGTGAAGCTGGGGCACGGAGACGGAGCTGCGAGTCCCGGGGTGGTCCGAGAGGTTCGGGCGGACCCGGACGGGCTGCATATCCGGGTCGAGGTGGACGACGCCGCGGCGGCGGAGATCCGGGCGGGGCGGTACCGCTACATGAGTTCGGAGTACCACGACGACTACGTGGAGAAGAGGACCGGGTCGCAGGTGGGGCCCGTGTTCCTGGGCGTTGCGCTGACCAACCAGCCCGCCCACCCGGGTGTGGTCCCCATCGCGCTGTCCGAGGGGAAGTGGGTGCAGGCGCCGGGACGAGATCCGGCGGGACGGAAGGAGGACGAGGGCATGAAGGACGGGAACGGTACCACGGCGCTGGAGGAGCTTCTTGCCAAGCAGCTTTCGGATGCCAACGCCGCGCTGGAAGCGGCCAAGGCGGAGGCGGCCAAGGCGAGGACGGAGGCGGAGGAGGCCAAGAAGCTCTCCGACGCGGCGGCGAAGGAGGCGGAGACCCTTCGAAAGGAGGCCCGGGAGCGGGACGTGAAGGCGTTTTGCGACGAGTGGATCGGGAAGGGAATCCCTCCCGTGGTGGTGGACAAGATCCGGCCCTGTCTTCTGAACGAGGGCGATGGAGCCGGAATCGTCGCGCTGGCGGACGGCAGGAAGACGGACCTGAAGACGCTTCTGGGGGAGGTCTTCGAGGGACTCGGAAAGGTCCCCCTGGGCAACGTGGGGGATCCGAGCGCGAAGACCCCCACGCAGGACGAGAAGACCCGCGCTCTGGCGGACGACATCGCGGCCCGGGCGAATGCCCGGCGCCAGAAGAATGCATAGGGAGGGATCGGGATGAGCGCACCGACGTTCAGACTCATCGGGACTGCCCCCGCCGTCACGGAGCTGGTCATCGGCTTTCGGGACGCGGCGGTGCGGCGGGTGTGCACGGTCAAGGGGACGGCTGCCGCGACCCTGAAGCGGGGGCTGATCCTCGTCCGGGGGGCCGACGGGAAGTTCGGGGCCCTCAAGGCGGCGGACATCGATGCGACGGCCACGGGATTCCCGTCGGGCGTCCTGGCGGTGCTGGAGCAGGACGTGGTGGTCCCGGCGGGCGGGGAGTTGCCCGCGCAGACCGTCGTCCGGGGAGAGGTGGCGGCGGACCTGCTGCTCCTCGAGGCCTCGGCCTGGGGTGCCGTCTCCGAGGCGAACCGGGTCAAGCTGGAAAACCTGCTGACCGCGTCGGGGATCGTTCCCGGTGCGGTGGTGCGGTAGGAAGGAGGGCACAGGATGCCGAACGAACTGGATCTCTACACGCCCCAGACACTGACGGAGGCGGTCAATCTCATCATCCCGGAGACCTTCTACCTGACGAAGGTCCTGGACACGGGAGCGCCGTACCTGCCCGGCACCGAGTCCCTCCTGTTCGACGTGGTGACGCACCGCCGGGACCTGGCCCCCTTGGGGCACAACGGGGACCCGGCTACCCGGGTGGACTTCGGCGGGGGGTACAAGACCTTCACGGTCACCCCGCCGCAGATCTTCCTGGAGGACCAGGTCGCCGCAGGAGCCATCGCGGCGCGTCGGATGGCAGGACAGAGCCCCATCAATGCCGGTTCCGCAGGGGTGGACGGTATCGTGGCGGCGCTGAACGACTACATCGCCGAGAAACAGCAGAACATGGTGGACTCCATCGCCCGACGAATCGAGTGGATGTGGGCCCAGGCGGTGACCACGGGGAAGATCGACTACACGGATTCCAACGGGCGTCCCTTCTCCATCGACTACGGGGTGCCGAGCGGGAACCTGTTCACCGCCTCCCAGAAGTGGGACGCCTCCAGCAACGCGGGGGACCCGGTCCTGCAGATCCAGCAGTGGCAGAGGCAGTTCGCCAAGGTCAACGGGGTCAAACCGACCGTCTTTGTTCTCGGCGAGGCGGCTGCAGATGCCTTCCGGGGGAACAAGGCAGTGGATGGTTGGCTAAAGAGCGCCGGGGTCCAGGTCCTGCAGATCAACGTCGGGACGAACGAGGACCTGGTGACGCCGGTGGCCACGATCCCCGGGGTGGGAACCCTGGTGGAGTACGGCGGGGTGTTCCCCGAAGGCGGGGCCACGAAGCCCTTCATCCCCGCGGACTGCTTGGTGATGACCCACCCGAAGCTCTGGAGGATGGCCTACGGCGCCATCTCCGACTTCGACCTGGGTGCGGTTCCCGTCGGGGCGATGCCCCGATTCAGCAAGATGAAGGACTCGAAGGACGGAAAGAGCAAGTCGCTGTTCGTGGAGTCCCACCCGCTGCCGATTCTTCAGCGCGACACCGGGACTCTGGTGGTCAAGGTCTGCGGGAGCTAGGGGGGCGGTCCGGGTGGCCTACTGCACGCCGGAGGACGTGAAGGGGGAGCTGTACCTCCCCCTTCTGGCCCAGATGCAGGCCAAGCTCGGGTCGGGGTTGGACGCTTTCCTGGGGGCGCACATCGCTCGGGCGGAGGACTACGCGGACGCGATCCTCTCCCCGGCCTTCGAGGTGCCGGTGTCTCCGGTGCCCCGGGTGCTGACCACGATCGCCGCGAAGCTGGCGGCGTTCTACGCCATGGCGCAGTACAGCGAGCGGGAGGAGATCAGCAGGGATCGGCGGGACGCGGCGCGGGAGATGCTGGAAGCCCTGGTGGAGGCCGGGCGATTCCCCGGCCAGGTCCCCGCGGCTCCCCAGGAGGGGGCTCGACTTCGGGGCGGATCGGACCCTCCCGTGTTCACCCGGGAGAGTTTGTCGGGTTGGTGAGGTGAGGGAATGCGGATCACCCTGAACGTGACCGGGATCCGGGAGGTGCAGGAACGGCTCGTCCGGGCCCGGGGTCGGCTCTCGGGGGCACGGGAGGTGTGGCGCCGGGTGGGACAGGAGCTTCGTGCGGAATCCATGAGGTGCTTCCAGCGCCAGGAGTCGCCGGACGGGACGCCGTGGAAGCCGCTTTCGGACTCCACCCTGTTGTCCCGAGCCTACAAGAGGACCCGGAGCGCGGAGGGGCGAGGGCGGCAGCGGAAGATCCTGTCCCGGGCCGCGAACGCCAGGATCCTCATGGACACGGGACGGCTTCGGGGCTCCGTGGCGGTGGAGTCGGACGAACGGTCCGCCCGGATCGGGAGCGCTCTGGTCTACGCCCGGGCGCACCAGCAGGGGGACGCGCGAAGAAAGATCCCGGCGAGACCCTTCTTGGGCCTGTCGGACGAGGGGCGGGAGCGGGTTCGGGCCGTTCTGGGGCGGTTTTTCGTTGTGGAGGACTGAGACATGGAGAACCGGACGGCAGCGGATGTCCTGGCGGGGCTTCGCAAGGCGCTGCGGGATTGGACGCCCCTGGGTGCGGCGGTGGAACGGACGACGGGAATGTCCCTCTCGCTTCCTGGAGGGGGCGCGACGGAACTGATCCCCCCGGCTGCGCACGTCGCGGCCCGGGGGATCGCCTTTTCCAGGACCGGGGGTTCCGCGCTCTCCGCGGAGGCGATGTTCTACCTCCCCCTGTTCGGGGAAGGGGCGGAAGCGGCGGCCCTGGGGGTGGCGGAGGCGGGAGCGGAGGCCCTCTTCTCCTCGGAGGAGCGGGTTCTGTCCGTGTCCCTCCGGCGTCTGGAGATGGAGGAAGAGGGGATCTGGGAGGTCGCCCTGGAGGCGACCGTGAAGTTCTAAGGGGGGAAACGCATGTCGATCGCGAAGAATCCGGTGGAGGTGCTGGTCGGAGACGGGCGGGTGTACGTGAACAGCCAGTACGTCGGGGCCATCTCCGGAGGCGTGAAGAAAAGCCGGAAGAAGACCTACAGCGAGATCAAGTCCGGAACGGACCTGATCCTGGTGGCGAAGACGGGGGACTCCACCAAGTTCTCCTTCAACCTGATGGAGACCAACCTGGATCTCCTGCGGACGCTCATGCCCGATCTCCTGGAGGAGATCGAGGGGGCTGGAACGGCGACGGTGACCGGGGACTTCGTGGCGGGGATCTCCGCCTCCCGGAAGGGCGCGCTGTCGAACCGAAAACTGACCGACGCCGCCGTGTCGGTGTCCCTGGCGGCCAGGTTGGCCACGGGGGCCACGGTGGGGGCGACGAAGATCTACCTGGAGTCGGTTCGGGGTTTCTCCGCGGGGGATTCCGTCACTCTGCGCAATGGCCCCACCACGGAGACGGTGACGGTGAAGACCGGCGGGGTCAACGTGGGGGAGCGGTCCCTGACCCTGAGTGCGGGGGTAGCCAACAGCTACCCCACCGGGGCGCTGGCGGTGGACACCACCGTCGCGTTGGCGGAGGGCACGGACTACTACCTGGACCGGCTCGACGGGACGGTGTGGCTCAAGGCCGGGAGCACCAAGCTCTCCGAGGGGGACGGCCTGTCCGTGGGCTACACCCACGCGACCTACCACGGACGGGGCTTCGCCTGGGGCGGCGGATCCGACGTGGATTCCCCGGTGCGGATCGACTTCTGGCACAAGCGGCGGGACGGGAAGTACATCAACCTGGCCTTCTTCCGGTGTCAGGCCGACGGGGACTTCGACCTGGACTTCCCGGAGGACAAGGAGGTCACGGTGCCCATCTCCGTCACGGCCCTGGTGGATCCCACCAGGGGGGCCGGACGACAGGTGGGGAAGATGATGGTCTACGAGGCGGCTGCGGCCCCCGACGGAGGCTGGTAGAGATGGAAGGGCTTCGGATCGTCTGTCCCCCGGAGAAGCGGGTGGACATCGACGGGGTGGAGCATCTGCTCCGTCCCCTTCGGATGCGGGATCTGGTGGAGCTGCTGTCGCTGATCGAGGGGATGCAGGCCGAGGGCGGAGAGAGGGAGGCTTCCGACTACGGGCGGATGATCCGGGGATCCGTCGAGGCCATGGGACTCATCCTCCGCAGGTCCTTCCCTTCCGTGAGCGATTGGGACCGGATCGGGGCGGAGCAGGAGGCGGCCTTGCTCGAATTCGCCGTCACCGAGGGCAATCTGGCGGAGGCGATCCGGTCTTTTGGGACGGCGGCGGTGCGGCTCACCCGGGCGATGGCGGATCAGGCACGGTAGGAGACCCGACAGAGACCCCGGAGGAACGGTTCGTCGACGTCCTCGTCATGCTCCGGCGCCTGCTCGGCGTGCCCTTCTCGGAGGTGCTCGACGAATGGACGCCGGAGTTCTTCTTCCTCGTGCTGCGACGCCTTGCCCGGGACGCGGACGCCGGTTCCCCGACAGCGGGGACCGGAGGGGCCGTGACCGGGGAGGACGAGGACGGCGACTGGGAGACGGTTCCGCTGGAGCGGTTCTACGGGTCCTTCGGGACGGGGTGAGAAGGGAGGTAGCGCGGTGGCCGGACGGGACGAGGGGATCTGGTTTGAGGTAGGGGCGGAGGTCGACAAGGCCCTGGCCGCTCTCCGCAACGTCGAGGCGGAGCTGCGCACCTTCGGCGACACCGCCGCCAAGGCATCCAAGGCGGGGGACGGGGGATTCCTTTCGGGGCTCGACAGCGGTCTGGCGAAGGCGGAATCCGCCTTCGGGAAGCTGAAGAGCCAGCTTTCCGGGTTCGATGTGGCCTTCAAGGGCATGGTGGCCGGGGTGGGGGCCCTGGGGGGCGCCCTCGGTGCGGTCGGGGGATCCGCGGTTGCCCTCGGAGCGGATTTCGAGTCCGCCATGACCCGGGTGGGAGCCGTCTCGGGGGCCACCTCCGAGGAGATGGGGCAGCTCACGGAGAAGGCCCGGCAGATGGGGCGGGATCTGCCCATCTCCTCCCGGGAGGCGGCGGAGGCCTTCGGTGTGCTGGCCTCCCGGGGGTATGACGTGAAGACCCAGTTGGAGCAGGTGGATCACGTGGTGGGCCTTTCCATCTCCCAGCAGACCGACATGGCGACGTCCGCAGAGCTGCTGGGGTCCACGATGCAGTCCTTCGGGCTGTCGGTCCAGGACGCGGGGCGGCTGACCGACGTGTTCAACAACGCCTGCAACACGTCGTCCCTGACCATCGGGGACTTCGGGGTTTCCATGAAGTACGCCGCTCCCCTGGCCCAGGCTCTCGGGTACTCGGTGGAGGAGACGGTGGCCGCCATGGCGGCCCTGAAGGACGCGGGGCTCACGGCGGAGACCACGGGGACCGGCCTGCGCGGCGTGTTCACCGCCCTGGGGCAGGCGGCAGGGGAAAGCGGCGGCAAGTTCAAGGAGATGGGGATCCAGATCCTCGATGCCTCCGGGAAGATGCTTCCCCTGGGACAGATCTTCCAGCAGCTCAAGGACAAGAGCATCTCCCTGGCGGACGCGCAGAAGCTCTTCGGGGTCGAAGCTGGAGCGGCGGCGCTTCAGCTCAAGAACTCGGGGGACGCCCTAGGGCGGTACGAAGAAGGCCTGAGAAAAGCCGGGACCACCCAGGAGAACATGGCCAGGTACATGGACACCACCGCGAACCGGATCAAGAACCTTTCCTCCAGCCTGGACGAGATTCGGCTTTCCATCTTCGACCAGATGAAGGAGAAGGTCGATTCGGTCCTCGGGACCCTCACGGAAATGACGAACGCCTTCGGGGCGTGGGTCAAGGAAAGCGGCGTCGTGAAGGCCTCCATGGAGGGAATCGCCGAGGGTTTCGGGCTGGGAGAGAAGGGGGTCGAAGGGTTCAGGGGAGCCCTGGATTCGATCGACGTGTCCGAGGTCCAGAGCAGGTTCCGGGACTTCGCCGAAGGTGCGAAGGCCCTGGGCGGGGCCTTGTCGGACCTGGCCTCCCTGGTCCCGTGGCGGACCATCATCGACAACCTGGACACCATCGCCGTGGTCATCACCACCGGGTGGGCTGCCGGAAAGATCGCCGGGATCATCGAATCCATCCTCGGTCTCACCAGAGCATTCGTCGGGCTGGGGAAAGGGATCGCCGACACTGCCGTCTTCCTGGCGGGGAACCCGATGGTTGCGGCGCTCGGGGCCATCGCCGTCGCGGCGGGTCTGGTGACGAAGGCGTTGCTGGAGATGCGGGATGCCCAGGACGAGGCGGTCGCAGCGGCCCGGAACGCCGACGACATGGAGCGGTGGGCGGAGGACTACAAGCTGGCGATCGAGGGCAGCGAGGAAGCGATCAAACGCCTTCCCCCTCACCTCCAGAAGCTCATCGAGGCGCGGAAGGAAGAGGCGAAGGCCGCCCAGGAGCAAACCCAGACCATGGGCGACTACAACAAGGCGCTTCTCGGAAACAAGGAAGCGCTGGCTGCCTTGCCTCCTGCCGCCCGAGAAGCGGCGATGACGGTCAAGTCCGCCGCAGAAGCAAGCGGGAATGCCGCCTCCGTCGCCAAGGACTACGAGGCCGCCGTCAACGGAGACGTGGCGGCGCTGAAACGTCTTCCCGAGGCCGTTCAACGGGGACTCAAGGTGTTCCGGGATCAGGCATCGGCCCTGAAGGAGACCACGAAGGCCCAGCAGGAACTCACGAAGGCCCGGGATGCGGACGCGGCGGCGCAGAAACAGGGGTCGGGCACCGATCCCGCGAAGGCGCAGAAAGCTGTCGCCGACGCGATCAAGGCTACCAAGGACGCCTACGACCAGGTCCGGGAGCGGGCGAACGAGGCCATGCGGGACCTGGGGGTTTCGGCGCAGGGGGCCGCAAAGATCGTCCAAGAGGACCTGAAGAAGGCCATCGACGACACGGCGGATTCTCTGGCGAAGCAGTTCGGGCCGGAGGTCGCCCAGGCGTACAAGGAGCGGATGGCGGAAATCGGCAAGGCGGCAGGCGGAGCCATCCGGGAGGCTACCAAGGGGCTCGTCGAATCGGTGGATGAGTTTGGCATCAAGCTGGTCTCGTCGGCCCGGGGCAGGATCGAGGGGTTGACGGAGGAGACGCGAAACCGGGTGAACCAACTGGCCGTCTCGGTGGGAACCGCCCTGGAGGACACCCTGAAGAAGACCGGCGACGCCGACGAGGCCATCGTGAAGGCATTCGACAAGTTTGCTCCCCACATTGCCGCCCTGGGGACGGGGGGGATGCAGTCCCTCCGGCAGGCATTCGAGTCTGCCCCTCCCGCTGTCAAGGCGGCCCTGGACGAACTCATCAAGATGGTCGAGAAGGCCGGGCCGGAGATCAATCAAGCCATCGGGGCTGCAACCGGGAACCTGACCTCTCTGGGGCTCCAGACGACGAATGCCATATCCCAGGCGTTGGCCGGGCTCAAGGGGAACGCCGGGGATGTGAAGGACGAAATCGAGAAGACCGCAGATGCGGTCGGGCGCCAGTATTTCCGCGTCTCCGAGGTGGAGGACATGCTGGCCCGGGATCGGGATGCCAGGAAGGCGGAGGCGCTGCGCAAGTACAAGGAATGGGAGCAGACGGCAAGCAGGGAAAGCCTCTCCGAGTACGAAAAGCAGAAGGCGGAACGGGAGCGGGTCCGGGACCAGGAACTTGCGGACGCGGACAAGAAGTTCAGCGAGGAACTGGGCAGGTACAAGCAGGCGGCGGAGAACACCGCCAGGGCGTCTGCCGGGGCCATGCTCCAACAGGCAGACCAGACGCGGGGCGGCATCAAGGTCATTGCCGGGGACCTGGGGAAATCTCTTGAAACCGCAGGGGAGGGGTTGCCCCGGGGGATGGAGGCGGGGATCGGCGACAGCTTGAAGGTGGTCCAGCGCGGGGGGCCGCAGATCTCCAAGGCGTTCGCGGAGGGGATCAACGCCCGGACCATCGGGGACTCCATTTCCAAGGCGTTCACGGACGGGATGACGTCGGCCTCCAAGACGGCAAAAGAGGCGACGGCGAAGATCGAGGCCTCCATCCGGGACCTGTTCGAGAAATCCAAGCTCCCGGAGGTCCTGACCAGGGCGTTCAAGATTCCCGTAGCGCCCCTGACGACGCACTACGACGGCATCCTGAAAACGTTCGTGAACCAGTCGAAAGCGCGGGGAGAAGAGGCCGGTAAGGCCTACGCCAAGGCCTACAAGGAAGCGATGGCAAAGGAGATGGCGCGCGGCAATTCGAGCGCTCCATCCGGTTCGACAAGCTCCGGCTCCGCTTCCGATTCCGGCTCGGGCGGCACCGGCGCGTCCTCCGTCGCGGGAGCGGCTGCGGCGGCGGGGCTGGTGTAGGGAGAGGGGCCGGGACATGAGAATCCGTGTGGACGGGGTGGAGCTGGAGTTCCAGCCCACGGTGGACGGATACCGTCAGGAGGTGGTCCCCCTGGGCTCCTGGCGGCGGGCGCTGGACGGGACCCTGCACGCCCGGGTCTCGGCGATCAAACGCCGCTGGACCTTGCAGGGATACCTGGGGGGACAGCAGAGCATCATCCTGGGACTCCCCGGGCGTGGGGCCTTCGGGTTCCGGGACACGGACGGCACAGAGTATCAGGTCATGTGCACCGAGGCCATCCCCACGGACCTGCTCGGGGGCTATTCCCTCGTGCTGGAGGAGGTGTGATCGTGCCCGGAGTGCCGTTCAGCATGGACTTTCTTCGTCCCGGGCGGTTCGGGGTCCCTTTCTCGCAGCTTTTGCAACACGACGCGGTGCCTTTCGAGATGGACTTCCTGCATCCGGGGCGGTTCGCGAGGCCCTTCTCTATGGACTTCCAATCCGCCGACGAAGCGGAGTTCTGGATGGACTTCAAAGGGGTCTCCCGCTTCGGGAGGCCCCTTCGTTTCGACGTGGCCTCCCGGTGCCTGGTGCCGTTCTCGCAGCCCATCCGGCACGACGCGGTGCCCTTCGGGATGGACTTTCTGCGCCCTGGTCGGTGCAGCGTGCCCTTCTCCATGGACTTCCAGTCCTTCGACGAGTTGGGCGTCCTCTCGTTCCGCCTGCGCCGACATGACGAGACGGTCCCCCTGTTCGACGGGGCAACCCTGGAGCTTGGCCCTTGCGGCGAGGGCGTGGCAACCGTCACCACTTCGGCGCGGTGCGAAGTGGGGGAGGAGCTGGGCGTGGTGGCCCTGGCGGGCGAATTGGAGATCCCGCTGTTTCGTGGCGTCGTCTCCAGGGTGGAGTACGACGCCACGGAGGGGCTCTGCCGCGTCACGGCGCGGGACCCCATCGGGGCTCGCTTGGGGGGGAGAGTCGCCACGAGGGGAGGCTCTCCCCTGGAGTGCCTTGCCTCCGTGGCGGCAGAGGCGGGGGCCTATCTCCAGATCGGGACCATCGGGGTCCCGGTCCCCGGCGTGCTCGTGGACGTGGAGGCGACCGTGCCCTGGCTGGAGTACGCGCAGAGCGCCGAGGCCCTGGCCCGAGGGACGCTTTCCTGGAGCGCGGACGGGTACGTCTTCGACGGGACGGAGCAGGAATGGAAGATCCCCGAGTCGGACGCCTTCGCCTTCAAGGAATCCGTGGAGGTGGGGCAGTACGTCAATGCCGTGGCCCTCGTGGTGGACGACTCCTGGGTCGTCCCTGCCGTGCGCAAGGTCGTCACCTCTCCCTTCGAGGGGGGCGTCGTGGTGCGGGACGCGGCGGGGGACCAGGTGTACCGGGCGACGGTGCGCCCGGGGACGCGGGTGAGCAGCGACAGCGCCTGGAAGTACAACGAGCGGGCCGAGGTGGTCTGGGAGGCGTCCTGCGCAGGGAACGTGCGGTCGGAGACGACCTATACCGTCGGCGGGGACCCCCACATCGTCCTGCGGAAGGTCACGGTGACGGGTTGGCTCCCCGGGGCACCAAGACCCCCGGAATCGGCGGGTGCGCCGGAGCGGTCCTGGGACACCTGGGAGGAGACGGTCGTTGCCATGGTCGCCACCTCCAACGGCTGGTCCGTGACGAAGACCGTGACGCGGCGGTACTGGGAGAAGGGGCAAGCGATCGGAGGGGTGAACGATCCCGACGAGCCCTATGCCTGGACGTGGCCCCCCGGCGGGGCGGCGGGGGGGTACCAGCCTCCTCCGACGACTTCCCCTGTGGTGACGCCATACCAACCGAAATGGCCGCCAGGGACGAGGTGGTGACATGGGGCGGACGGTCGAAATCGATCTTCAACGGGACCTGCGGGCCAAGCACAAAAGCTCCCTGATCGTGAGGTGCCTCAGCATCGGACCTCAGAGCGGACGGGTCAGCGCCGCTTCCGGCGGGGGGATCGTCACCTACAAGGTGACGGTCCCGACGAACGTGCAGGGGCTTCGGACGCACAACGACGACGAGAGCATCCATCCCGGCAACGACAAAGTCCGGGTCTTCGGGCGGGCTTACGTGACGGTGACCACGGGGCTTGCCCCGGGGACCTACGACGTGTACGGCGTGTGCGACTGGAACATCGGTGGCTTTTACGGGATAGACGACTACCGGGGGGGCAACAACGACAGCGCCACCTTGGTCATCACGGATTCGGCGGGCAGCCAGCCCCCCAACCCTCCTCCCCCGCAAGGGGAGAACGGGCGGGTGACGGTGATCTTCGAGGGGAAGACGCCTCCCGGTGCGCGATGGTCAATTCAGGGGCGCTCCGGAAGCTACCTGAGCGGTTCCACCGTACAGCTCGCGGACGGCACGTACACGCTCCTGTTCGACTATGACCGGCCATACGACTACACGCAGTGGACCATTCCCGACCCCTGCCCGGTAACGGTTTCCAAGGGCGACAACTGGACGGCGAAGGTGAGCTTCGAGTGCGGATGCGGCCCGACCCCGACGTCCGGGGGGACCATCAGGGTGACGATCACCCCCAGCGGAGTCGTGGGGGGCGAATGGACCTACGACGGGTGGGGCCACGTCCTGCAAAGCGGGCAGACGGCCAAAGTGACGGCGGGCACCTACACCCTGACGTTCCGGTGCGGGGCTTCGACGCCTCCTTATTTTCCGCCGGACCCGGAGACGGTCTTCGTCCCCGATGGGGGCGCGGTCAGTTTCTCCGCCCGGTTCACCCAGACAGACCCGCGCCTGGAGGACGCCTGGAAGATTCGCAGGGAGCGGACGACGACCCTGTCTCTGGCGGATGCGTCGGGGCAGATTCAATGCGAGACGGAGACGAAGGTGGACAAGGACGGGGTGGCGACCTCCGTCACGAGGACGGTGCCTCAGTCGCACGTGGAGGGGCTCTTCGAGATCCCGAAGGTGCTGCTCCCCCAGGAGAGCCGGGGGGTCCACAAGACCCTGGCGGCGGCGGACAACCAGGCTGTTGCTTGGTTCGGCCTGCGGCAGAAGACGGTCCGGCTGACGGGCATCCACGAGGATGAACAGCACGACGCCCTGGCGGACTACTGGTTGGAGCGTGCGGCGGACTGCATCAAGGCTACGCTGGAAATCCCGCTCAATCCGGCCATCCGGGGGAGGGACCAGGTGACGTACCAGGGACGGACGTACCGGATCGAGCGAATCCGCCACCGGCTGTCAGACCGAACGACGGAACTCACCATGTGGCGGCGTCCTACTGTGGGTGAACTTTCCGAGGCCCTGCACGGGGAGGCGACCGACCTGGGGAAGGAAGTGGTGGCCGCCATTCGGGCGGCGGGGAGACGGCTGGACAACGTGCGGATCGGCGTGGTCCTGGACCAGGCGGATTGGAGGACCTTCGACGTGAGGCTCCACGGCACGACGGAGGTCGTTCGGGCAGTCAACGACCGGGTGGAGGGACTGCTCCCGGGCTCGCTGGTGCTGGTGGCGAAGACGACGGAGGTGTTCTGATGAGCGTACCGAACTTGACGATGGAAAGGGACGGCAACCCCCTTGGCGTTCTGGCGTTCGAGCCTCGCCCCATGGGTTCCACGGGCTCCGCAATCCCCGTTACGGTGTGGAACGACAAGCCCGTTTCGGTGGCGAACGAGTCCGTGGGAACGGGGGATGGGGTAAAGGCGGTTTTCTCCCTGGCCCATGGGAACGTTCTGGCGGGGACGTACCAGGTACTGGTGGACGGGGTGACGAAGGCCGAACCGGGAGATTACAGCATCAACCGGGTGACGGGGGCCATCACGTTCGTTTCGGGGGCGATCCCCGCCTCCGGGAAGGCCGTCGTCGCGTCCTACGTCTACGGCACGGGTGCGGGAGCCGCAAGCAACGTGTGGCTTATCGCCCGACGCCGGGCGGTGGACTCGGGGGATGGGGCCAAGACGGAGTTCCAGACCCCCACCCCCATCCTGGCGGTCTATGAGGTCTTGGTGGACAACGCCGTGGTGACCGGCTGGACGCAGGGAGCGGCGGCCATCACGTTTGCTTCCGCTCCGGCGGCGGGGGCCGTGGTCGAAATCTGGTACGAAGACGACGGGATCGCGGCCGGAGCCGTCCAGGTCCGGTCGTCCGGGGTGGTGGACCCGCACAACAGGGGGATCGTGGACGACGCGGCGGTGTCTTCGGTGTCCGTGGGCGGCTCCGACGAAATCACGGACGAGGCAGTGGGGCAGGGGGACGGAGGGAGCACCGTTTTCCCCGTGGGGCACCCCCCCATGGTGTTTCGGTCGGTGTCCGCCAAGGTGGACGGGGTGGCGACGCCCTGCACCGCACATCCCCTGAGCGGGGAGGTGGAGTTCGAGACTCCCCCCGCGGCGGGGAAGGCGATCCTGGTGTCCTACCGTCGGCTCCGGGCCGCCAGACTGGGGGCGATCCCCCCGAACTGCGGAAGGACGGTGATCCTTCGAGGCAGGGCACCCAGCGTGTCCCCCGCATCGGGAGTCCAGGGAATCTTCTCCGTCGAAGGGATCTAGTCATGTCCGAGCACGTCATCGTGGCCCGCATGGAAGGGTCCGGGCAGACGCGCATTTCGGACCGGCCCATCCTGGAGCTGCCCGAGTCGATGGTCCTGTGGACAGGAGAAGGGGATTATGAGGCGTGGACGGGGATGGACATTGCCACGGGGAAGCTCGTGAAGATGGAAACCCCCTGGGTGAAGGACATCCTGGACTTCGACTACTGGACGGACTATTTCCAGTCGCTCGATCCTTCCGAATGGACGTGCCCGGGGTACCCCTGGCCCCCTAACAGCGAACTCAATCCGGTTTCGCTTCAATTAATCGCCGCCGTCCCCACGTTTGAGCCGCAGGGGATGGCCTTGCTAGTGGCCGTTTCCACCAAACGCTACGGGGCGACATGCTACCTGTGGTTCAGGGGTGCGGGAGGAGAGCTGCGGAGAAAGCGCCTGCGGCCACTATCGGGGAGTGCCACACAGGAATTCAAGTTCCTGGAGTGGATATGGCTGACGGCAGGCCGGGGCGCGGTGTATCTCCTGTCGAATGAAACCCCCACGAACTTCGCCGCCAGGGTTTCCTTGCCAGATATGGTGGAAGAGTCGTGGTTTGGTTGGGGAAAATATATAGGCGAATGGAACTTGGGGCTCAAGGAAACCGCTAACGCCTGGGGGGAGATTCTCACGATTGGGGTCATCCCGAGGCCCCACGGGGTACCTACAGAAGATCAATGGGGGACGAGGGATGTCATCACCGACCAGGTCAGACTGTACCCCCCGGCGTCGTGGCGAAATCTTGTAGCGGGTTGGGAGGAGAAAACCTTGTCCGTTGACTACGGGAATGACAAGGTTCTCCCGTGCCAATACGGGCCGGGCACAGAAACCGATTTTGCCCTTCTGTTTTTGGCAAAGGTTTCCCCGGACGTCGCCGTGCTCGCCGTGGCAGAGGAGGAAAATCGTGACGTGTATGACTACGGTGTCCCCAAGTGCGGGTATTCCTGGGGGACAGGTGGCCCCTATCCGCATTGGCTTGTCGTGCCGGACATCCCCGGGCTTTGTGTGGAGTTCCCCCAGAGTGGTGGCGTGGACATCTGTTTCTATGGGCCGTTCGGTATCCGGTATGTGGCCACGCATGGCAAACTCGATCCTCGGGGTGAATGTGGTCCGAGTGGGGGATCACCCTATTACGGCATCAAGCGGATTCCGCTCCAGGAGGCTCTTTGCTATACCTATGGCGTCGTCAACGGGCGGTACGGGCAGGGGTATTCCGGCCCCGGTGGTAACGCATTGTTGGTGCGGGGGTTGAGGTTCCAGGGACACCTGGAGGAGAGTGAGGTTGGAGCACACAAGCTACGCACAACCCTCCCATCGCTTACGTTTCGAGCCCGCTCAATCAATCTCAAGACAGGTAGGGTTATAAGCAGTGTGGCTTGGGGAACGACTACTGGAACGCTACACGCACTCGAAGTGCTGCCTACATGGGGGCTGCTGTACGACCCGGACGGGAAAGGGGGGGCAACGGTGTTCCCGATAGAAACTATCAATTCGTGGGGCAAGTACAAACCACGGATTTTACCCCTGTACGTGGGGGCGCGGGGCACCTTATCGACCCTCCCCCATATCCCTGGCGACGTGCAATTCTCATACATGGGCTTAACCGGGAACGAGGGCTACACGTATGACGAGCACGGACTGGCCGTCCCGATCCCGAACTACGTCCCGCACCCCGCCCGATTTCTCAAGGGCCGGGGCACCATCTTACCGTTCAAGTGCTTCTTCCCCCCGGAAGAGGCCAGGAAGTGAGGAGGTCTCGCACATGCCGACGTACCGCAACGACACGAACCACGGCATCTACTGGCGGCATCTTTCCTGGGGGACGGCGGAGACCAAGGCCGTCCCCCTCTTCGTTCCCCACGAGGCGCTGGGGCTGACGAAGACGAGCGACGAGCCCTACCCCCCCGACCCGGTGGTCCTCTCGCAGGACCTGAACTTTTCGGCGGCGGGGGAGCAGTGGGTGACGCCTCCGGCAGGGCTGGAGGACTTCGTCGCGTCCTTCGCGGCCCTGGAGGGGGCGGCGGAGGTCCGATGCAACTCCGGGGCCAACAATCCGGTCCGCATCGACGCGGGCAAGGGTCTGGACTACGTGCGGCGCTTCCGCAGCGACGAGGTGGCCACCTTTCAGGTGACGACGACGGGTGCCGCGAAGGTCCGGGTCCTCATCGAGAGGGAGGGGCTTTAGGTGCTGCGGCGGCGGAGAGTGGGGGGAGGGGGAGGAGGAGCTACGGCAGGAATCCCCATCACCGAGGGGAACACCGTTGCCGACCTTAACGCACTTCTCTCGCTGGCGAGTCCCACCGAGGGACAGGTCGTCATGTACCGTCCGGGAGGATATGCCATTCGCCAAGGCGACAGGTGGTTTTGTGCCGACCCAAGCTCGGTTTCCCTTCTGGGCGTAAGCGCCGGACCCGAACTAAAGCCGTTCGAGACAGTGACCTTCGGTTATGCCGGACACGCACAGGTCGTCAACCTGCCTCCGGGGCGATTCCGGATTGAGTGCTGGGGTGCCGGGGTTCCGGCAACCTGCGGCGCAGGGGGTAAGGGGGCCTATACAAAGGGCATCTTGACCCTTTTGGAGCCCAGAACGCTCCGCGTGTTCGTCGGCGAAGGAACGGACATGTACCGAACCGATGCGACCTGGAACGGCGGTGGCGGTTGTGTGAGGGGAAGCACTGAGAGCCAATCGGGCACGGCAGGAAGTGGCGCGACCGACATCCGACTTGCGGTGGCAGAAGGAAACGCCGACGCATGGGGCGACGCCGTTAGCCTCCGAAGCCGAATCATGGTCGCGGGGGGCGGTGGGGGGTCTGTTGCTGCGAGCCAAGGTGCCGGTTCGGGAAATGGCGGGTTTGAGGGGACCGCCGGTGTGAACAACCAGGGGTACAACCACGGTGGGCAAGGTGGGACCCAAACCGCCGGGGGGGCAAGGGGTGACAGGGTTTACTCGGGTACATGGGGTACCCCTGGGACTTTCGGCATAGGAGGCGAGGGCGGGGGCGGCGAGGGGCCAAACTCCTCAGGTGGAGGCGGAGGCGGATACTACGGAGGCGGAGGCGGGAGCGGGGGCAGTCACGCCACGGGGGCGGGCGGTGGGGGTGGGTCATCGTTCATCTCAGGCATGAATGGCTGCATCGCGGTTAACGCGGCGGGCATCCCCACCGATCAACCAACTCATTTTTCCGGGCTTGTGTTCACGGAGTGCGTGATCCAGGACGGAGTGCACTCGGGGCATGGGGCTGTGATCATCACGCCCGTCTGA